CCCTCGGAGATCTCGCCGCCCGCGGCCGTGCGGCCCGTTTTGGCAAGGTCCAGATGATCCGCTTCGATCACCTGGACTTGAAAGGGCAGCAGCAGCGCGCGCCCCCCAGCGGACCCGCGGCGGATCCGGCGCACAAAGCATTCGCCGTCCGACACCATCGCGCGCGCCGCGAGCCGCTGGATCCCATAGAGATCGAGCCGCCCGTCCGCATCGATCGCGCGCGTTTGCAGATGCGAGCCGATCAACAGGCGCGCGCGCGCTTGCAGATCATCAGACAGACCCGACAAGGAAAGCGCGATGCCAGATCCGACGATCTCGCCCGATATGACCCGCACCGCCGCGGCGCCAAGCGGCGAATTTCGGATTATATCGCGCGAAATAAACGCGAGGCGCTGGCGATAGTCGCGCGAAATTTCATCCGCCGACCCGTGGCGCGTGCGAAACCGCCCCGCGCGCGGTTGCGTCGCCGCGTCATAACTCATCAGCGCGCCACGCGCCGACGCGATCGCGCCGCCCTTGAGCGCGGCGACCGCGGCGCGCCGCCCCTCGATCGGCTCGACGCGCGGCGTCCGGGCGCGGCCCAAGCGCGCGAAAATCCCCGCGCCGATCATGCCAAGCGCCGCGGCATTTGCAGCACACGGCGCGAGGGGCGCGGGCGCGTGCCGCCTAGATCTTGCTCTAGCTGGCGAATGCTCCTTTTCAAATCCGCTTGGCTATTGAACATCACCGTTTGGCCGTCGATCGTGATCATTTTGGCGCCGCTATAAAGCGCACCGCGCAGTTTTTCCAGCGCAGCCGCCTTTTGCAAATCGTTCATTTCCGGCCCCTTTTAGCGCGATAGGAAATTCGACCGCCCGCGGATCCGCCGCCCGCGGCGCGGGGGCGATGCAATGGGCGGCCCCTCGATCGGAGCGGGCGGCGCGCCCCCCGCGCCCGCGGCGGGATCCGCGCCAAGCGGGCCCGCGGCGGGATCCGCGCCAAGCGCCGCGGCGGCGGGATCCACCCGCGCCGGGCGCGCCAGCGCGGACGCATAGGCATTTCGCGGGCCCTCGATCGCCCATGCCTGGCCCGCGTCGACCGCCAGCCGATCCGCCTTTAGCACCGTGGCGAGCCCCAGCGCATAAACCGCCAGATCTAGCGCCTCGTTTCGGATCTCACCTTTGCGCAGCCGCCAGCCTTGCGGCGTCGCTTCCTCCGCCGTGATTTCCCGAAACACTTGCGGCGGCGCCGTTTTGGGAATTCGATACGCCCGATCGACCCCTTCGGGCCGCCCAAGCGCCGCCGCGATCGCGTCCTTCGCCCGATCGGTCGCGATGTAGAGAAGCGGCAAATCGGCCGCCGCCGCGCGCCCCTTGGATCCTCGTTTTGGCGTTTGCACCCACGCAAGGCCCGGCTGGATCCCGCCGACCGGCCGCGCCAGACGCCACGCCGCGGCGCGCCCCGCGGCGCGCTCCGATCGATAAAAAGCATATGCCAAATCGGTCACGCCCGCTTCGCCGCCGCTATCGATCGCCACCGCCACCGGGCGGAGCGCATGGCCCGCCCCCTCGACAGGATAGGCCCGCGCGGCGACTTGGTGGAGCGCTTGCCAATCATCGGCATATTTCGCGGGATCGATGCCGCGCCCGGCCGCGCCTGGCGCATCCGCGGGCGGCGCCGTGATCTCGTATCGATCGATCAACCACCGCCGCCCGCCCAAACCCCACGCCTCGATTTGCACCACGAAACGCGCGCGCGCGCCGCCCTGGACGTCGACGGCCGCCAGCACCAAGCGCGCGCCCTGCGGCACGACGCGAAAGGCGCGATCCGCGGCGGCGCCGTGCAACGCCTCAGCCGTCGCAGCGGTTTCGCCCCGGCGCGCGGGCCGCCGAAACGGGATCGCGTGCGCGGTGTTCATCACGGCGCGCAAGCCGTCGACGTCGCCAGCATCATCGAAAGCCCGGCGAGCGGCGACATATTGCGAGACAATGCCCGCCCACGTCGACAGCGCGGCCGCGGCCCCTTGCATCCAATAGGTTGCAATATCGGATCGGCGAATATCCAGATCGCCAAGCGGCACGGCGCGCGCGCCGTCCGCCGCCTCGTGAAGCCATCGCCCGGCCGCATTCATCGCCCGCTTTTGCGCCGGCTCAATTATAGATCCGCATTCAGGACAGACCAACACCGCGGCCGCGCCCGCATCGTGCGGCGTCAGATCGTCCGGCCATTTCAGGCGATCAAGCCGCGGCTCGAATTCATGCGCGCAATCGCTGCACCGCCAATGCCACCGCGCGCGCGTCCCTTGGTTATAGATCCCCAAGATCCCGCCACATGGCGGCGCCTCATGGATCGTATCCGCTTGCCAGCGATCTTTGATCACGTCGCGGCCGGGGGAACTTTCCGCCGCGACCATGCCAAGAGATCCGAAAGAAACCGGGCGATTTCGCGCCAGACCCCACGCCGACCCCTCGCCGTCGATATTGTCCGCCATGCGGTCATAATCGGTCAGCAGCACTAGCGGGATAGCGCGCGAGGAAAGGCTTGACGCGGTAGGCCAGCCAATCGAAAGCCGCATTCCGCCCAGAAAAGTTTTGGTGAAAATGTTGTCCGCTTGCCGCCCTGGCATGCGGCGCGCCGCCAGATCCGGCGAATGCGTGATCATCGGCGAGATTTTTTCATGGCTGAAAGCCTGCGCGCTTATCCGATCCATTTGCACCACATGCACCGCGCGCGGTTGCGCGGCGATCGCGTGCGCGATTGCATTTTCGATGATCGCGGACGTTTTGAGGCTTTGCGCCGGGCCGCAAAACGCGAGCGCCTGATAGCGGCGCGACGTCATAATGTCTTGCGGCTCGGACATATAAGGCGCGGCGCTGGCGTCCCACGCCTGCCATTGCATCCCCACGCGCGCCTTGCGCGAGCGCGTTGCGACTTCCTCGACACCTAGGCGTTCTGGCGGGCGCAAGCCATCGATCACTTGCGCCACGATCTCAGCAGGCGAGACGAACGCGGGAAGCCGACCGCCCGATTTGCGAAAATCCGGCCGTTGTCCGATCATGGCGCCAGCCCTCCAAGGGGATTGAAAGCCTGGCGGATGCGCGCTTGCACCTCGCGCAACGTCGCATCATTCACCCCCACCAGCGCCTCGACCTGCGCGCCGGTAAGCCCAAGCGCCGCCGCGGCGCGATCCGGTTGCGCGTCCAGAGCGTCGCGCACCAGAGCGAAAATCGTATCCAACATCGCCAGCGCGTCAGCGGCCGGGATCAACTCGCGCCGTTCCTGCGCGGTTGCCATATAAAGCCGCTCGGTCTGATAAATCGCTTGTTGATCTTTTGGGCTCATCGACGCGAACCCGAGATCGTCGCCGCGGTTGGCAAGCGCCAGCCGCATTTGACCCACCGATTTTTCGCGCCGCGCCTTGTCCGCGTCCTCAGTCTCGCGCAGACCCTCGCGCCACGCCCAAACGTCCGACAATTGGAAAGCGTAGGCACGCCCGTTTGCGCCGCGCTCGATCACCGGCGCGCCGTCGCGTATCCAGCGATCGACCGTTGTTTCCGACACCGAAAACGCCGCCGCCAGATCGCCTTTGTTGACGGACGCATCGTCGACGCCATCGGGGAGCGCCGCGCGCGAAATAGGGCCCCCATCCGCCATGCCGACCAAACCCCAACCCCAACGGCAACCCGCGCCACACCTGAAAAAATCCAAAACACGCAAAACACGCGGCGAGAATTACCCCCGCGCCGCGGGGGGGGGCGGTAGGACCCGCGGCCGCGTTGCCCGCCCCGCCGCGCCGCGGCCCCGATCGGGCGCGACCGGCGCGCGCGCCGCGCATTGCCGCGCCGCCCCGGCGGGGGCGGGGGGCGCGGGGGGGCGGGCCGCGGCGGCGCGCTCGATCACCTCACGAATTCCGACAAAGCGCGATCGAATTGCGCGCCGAAGCGCGCGCGAACCGTATCGGCCGCGACGCCTTCGAACCCGAAGCGCGGCGCGTATTGCGCGCTCGCCGCATAGGCGACAAGCAATTTCAGCGCGCCGCGGCGGCGTTGCCAGATACCGGCGACGCCGCCGACGTTCCCTGAAAAAACATCTGGCCGCGCCAGCAAGCGCGCGACCGCGCCGCGGCTCATGTTGCCGAATTTGTTTTTTCGGATCTGCACCGGGATTAACAGCGCCCGGCGGCGCGGGCGGCGCGTGCCGCCGGTTTCTTGCAGGCCCAGATATTCCGCTTGCCGCGCCATGATGCCGACGCGCGCCACCAGCCGCGATTTTTTTGCCGGTTGCAGATAGACCGCGCGCCGCGTGTAGGACGTAGGCCGATCGAAAACCCGCACGATTTGCGCGCCGATCGCCGCCTTGGCGTCTTGGCCCGTGCGCGTCAGCGCCGCGGCCATTGCGATTTTCAGATCGCCGTTTTGCCGCCGGTTCATATCGCGCAGAAACGCGGCCGCATTGCTGGAAATGTTGATCATGGCCCGCCCATTGCTCGCGCATTCGGCGCGGGCGGCGGCCCTTGCGGGCGGCGGATCCGGCCGGAATGCGCCCGCGGCTCGCCCCTTGGGGCGCCATCGGATCGACGCGCGCCTTCATGTTTCACAAAAACAGGAAAGCGAGATCAGCCTTGCCGAATGATTTCGAGCCGGTCAAGAGAAATCAACAGCGGGCGCAGCGCGCCGAACACCTCCGCCTGGACCGTTGCGGCCCCGTTTCGAACCTCGGACACGTTAGAAATCAGACCCTTGAACGGCCCCGAGCGCACCGCAACGGCGCGGCCTAAAAAATCCGCGGGATCCAGCGCCGCGCCAGAGCAAGGGGCGGGGGATTGTTTTTTCGCAGATCCAACAAAATCGGCCACCTCGCGCGCCGCGACCTGGCACGGCCGCCCGTCCACCATCAGCACGCCGCGCACCGCATCGACGCGCAGCGCCGCGCCGATTTGCTCGACAGATGCCAAGCCCGCGAAGCCGTAGCCCGGCGCGGCGTTGTGCCATTGCGCGCGCATGATCGGATCGCGGACGTGGCGCGAGATGCGCATATCGCGCCGCCGCCACGCCACCGCCAGCGACAGCCCCAGCGCCGCAAGCTGGATCGCCGCGCGCGGCTCATCGCCCGATGCGACGCGCAGCACCAGCCACAGACGCCCCGCCAGATCCGCGCCCATCGGATCCAAAAGCGGGCCCGGATCCGACAGGATCAAAGCCCCGATCCGATCGAGCCGGATGCGACCACCGCGGACGGGAATACGAGCGCCCGCACGCTCGCGACCTCATCGGACCATGCCCGCAAGATCGCAGCATCATCTATCCGCGCTTCTCCGCGGCCGATGCGCTCGCGCGCGCGCTCCGCCTTGGCGGCCAGAAATGGCGCGTCGCCGTCAATATCGCGCCACGTCGCAAGCGACGGCGGCGCGCGCCGCGCCACAAGCGAGCGCAGCAACAGGACCGCATATTCCGGGCCGCGATCCCACGCGGCGCAACCGGCGCGCGATCGCATGTAATTCGGCACAAGCCGCGTCTCGGACGGCGGCGCTTCCTGGATCAATCGCGCCAGATTGCCGGTAATGATTTCCGAGGGGAAATGCTCCATATGATCCGCCCGGCGCGCCAATTGCTCCGCCAGCATCGCCAGCCCGTCGCGCGTCAGATAGGCCAGCGCGCCCGCCATCCGCTCGACCGCGGCCGCCCAAGCGCCAACCGTCAGGCCGCGCGGGCGCTTGGCGCCCTTGCTTGCCAGATCCTCAAACATCAGGCGGACGGCGCCCGGCCCGGCGCGATCTTGGCCTATCTCAGCAGATCCGACCCGCTCCACCGGCGCGGCGTCATGCTCGATTTGCGGCCGGGGGACTATAGGGGGAAATTTCATTTCCTTTATTCTCCTTTAGGTGACGACATAAGCGGACACTAGCGGACAGTCCGCCTATGTCCGCACGACACAGTGCGGACATAAGGTAAAGCGCATCAAATTCAATGGCTTGGCTTACTTCCCACGCGCGCGAAGCGGTGTGACGACCTGCGCAAGCGCCCGGCCAGCGCGATCTATAGCGGCTATTAGGTCGGTATCGCTGCGACGCTTGACGCCCATGGCCTGCAATTCCGCCTCGACCGCGGCGACGAATTGGGGACTGTTGATTTCACTTGGAACGCATCCGATCCGCGCCAGCGCGTCGCAGAGCCGCCCGCGCGACTTGCTCGCCGTGCCGTCCGCGCGCCGCCCGTCCGCCGCATCCATCAGCCCCATGGCTTGCGCCGCGACGCCCGCCACAAAGCTATGGCCCAGCCGAAATTCGTCGCCGTCGATGCCCTCGACCCGCACCAAGCGCCAGCCGTAGAGCGCGCCCGCGGCGATCGCCCGCCACGCCTCGACGTCGCGCCCGAAATCGGCAAGCCGCGCAAGCTGGACATGATCGGCCGGGAGCGTCGCCACCGGGATTTGACGCAGCGACCGCGACCACAGCACAAGCGCGGAAAATTTCGCGGCGTCAGGAACCGCGGACATGAATTCAGAACTTAGCAATCGATCGAAATGGAGCGGGAACCAATCGCCGCGAAATTTCGCATCGCCGCCGATCGTCCAAAGCGGCGCAAGCGCGCGCTCGCGATCGTTAAATTCGAATTCGCCCGCGCCTATCGCCATGATCCCGCCCCCTGATTTGATAAGTTTTTGCGGCCCATCGGCCGCGGAACGTCGACCAAGAACACCGGCCGATTTTTAGCGATCGCATCATTCGCGGCCGCCTCGATCACCGCGCAGCGATGCCAGCCCGCCGCCGGGATGATCACCAGCGCCGCGCACCGGCGGCGCAACTCGCGCCGGATCAACGCGGCCGCGGCCGCTGGCGCTGGCGCTGGATCGGATCCGGCCGCGCCATACCGCGCGCCGCCGACTTCGGGGGAGATTGCCGCGACGCCCGAGCATGCGAGCGCGGCGCAAATCGCCTCGCCGAACGTCGCGCCAAGCGCGCCGCCCTGGCCCGGCTCGATCACCTCGACCAAGCCCGAGCCAATGCGGCTCGCCAGATTGCGCGGCCGGATGATCTCGATTGAAGGGCGCGCGATCATGCATCGGCCCCCGCAGCCGCCAGCCGCTCCACCAGATCCGCGCCGGGCTTTCCGGCGGCATGCCAGCGCGCGAGGGCCAGATCGGACAGCCGCAGTTTCAGGCCATTCGCCTCTGCCTGCGCAATCACCACCAGATCCAGCGATGCAGGGGGCAAGCCCCCTCCCGCCTTCACGTAATAGAGGCGCGACTGAGGAAAACCCGTGTCTCTGCTCATAGCGAGCACAGACGGCCAAAGCGCCCAAATCTGGGGAATGTCTATTTTCATGCGCCAACCATTCCATGGCTCTGCAAAAAATATCAAGCAATATCTGCAAAAGCGAAAATAAGGCGAATTGTCACACGCCTTATGTTCCTAGCGCCTATTTTTCATTTGTGAGAAACTGCCGTGCCTATCTCGAAATCGAAAGAAGGTGAACCCATGCCGATAAAGCCCCCGCCGCCGCAAAGAATGCAACCCCGCGAAGTTGGAAAGCGCTTGGCTAACTTAAGAGCGCTCCATGGCCTGAGCGCCACAGATTGCTGGCGCACTCTAAAAATGCAGCCAAGCGCTTGGAGTGCTTATGAAAGTGGTGGAAGGGCACTTCCAGCAATAACAGCCGCAATGATTGCAAAGCATTTTGGCGTTACTTTAGATTACCTTTACTTAGGAGATCGCCGCGCACTTCCTTTTGACCTGGCACGAAAGCTTGAAAAGATTTCGCCAGAAGATCCAGAAATCTGACGCACCGGCACGCGCCAGCCTGCGCGGTTTTTCAGCGCCTCGACGGAGACACCCGTTCGCAGCGCGCACCCCGAAAGCCGCGCAAGCGACCCAGTCCGTTTCATTTTTTTTTGCATTTTCATTCCCTCTGCTAAGGCCACCTTATATCGGTTTAAAATCTTTCGCGGCCATAGTTTCTAAACGTGCGAAATTTTTTCTCTTGCTTATTTTTGCTTTTGCGAAAAACATGGCGCCAGTTTTCCAAACCGGAGCGCCCGCAAATGATCGATTTCCTCAAATCGCGAAACACCATGCCGGGCCGAATTGCCCACCTTGCCGCCGCCGTCGCGCTGCACCCTGCAACGTCGCCGCGCGGCCGTAGCTATCGCGCCGCCATGGCGCGCGACGTCGCGCAAATGATGATCATGGGGCGCGCGGATCTCGCGCGCGATCCCGACCTTGCGGCGCTCGCAAGCGCGGCCCGCGTGATCATCGCCGAGCCGATCGGCCCCGGCCCCATGACAGCGGCCGCGATTGCGCTGCGCGCGGGCGCATGGGCGGCCGCGTCCGCGGGGCGCGACGCCGCGCGAGATCCGGCCCCGCGCGCCGCCAGCGATCGAG